TTCGACAGTGAGGTCGGGGAGGCGATGTGCCGATGCCTGACGGCCACGGTGCTTAGCCGGTCGCTAGAGGTGTCGGACGGCCCGTACATCCAGGTGCTGGAGGACGATGGCACTGTTCCATTTGGTTGGGTGATGCTGCGCGCCGTCCTGTGGTCTGAGGAATTCGACCTAGTGGTGCCGACAGCACCGATCGGCCTGCTTCAGGGGATGATGCCGTGAGGTTCCGGCTGATCGACGTGGATGACGACTCGGTTATGGGCTACTGCGGTACCGACCCGATCTGCGGGGAGGACTTCTGCGACGATTGCGGCTGCTGCCTGGCGTGCTACAACGAGTGCCCGTGCTGCCCGCAGGCCGTGGTGTACTCCGCTCAGTTGGATGAGTGGATGAGGAGCCACGGCTTTGACCAGAACCCCTTCAGCTGAGCGTCAGATAACGGCACCCGCCGCGCATCTGATCAGTGTGCGCACGCCGCCGGGCGGGGGTGGTGTACTGGTCGGACACACGGTGTGCGACGCCCCCGAGGTGTTCGTACCCGAGATGCCGGGGCTGGGCTACTGCGTGGCCATCGACATCATCCAGGCCGTGATCGGCCACAGGTGCCCGCCCGGCCAGGGCGAGACGATCGACGATCCGGCGGGCTGGGTGACACCGTGACCGAGAGGCGTACGCCCGAGGAGTGGGGCGTCGAATACGGGATCGAGGTTCGGGACCCGGACGGCTGGCGCAGGCGCGATGATCCGCCATGGGAGGAGCCGATCACACTGATCGATTATCGCGCCCGGGTGGGCGTGTCCACGGTACGTCTCATCCGGCCCGACGCCTGGGACCGCATAATCGCCGACACAACGAAAGAGGCAACACCGTGACACTGACCGCTGCCGAAGACCCGACGCCCGAGCTGACGTCAAAGCTTCGCGATCTGACCGAGGTTCCGCTGTCGCAGCTGGCGAGCTGCGCCGGTGCGGGGGAGCTGGAGGATACCCTGAACCGGATCGCCCCGCAAGACGGTCGCCGCGTCCTGCTCGTCGCCGCTGCGTTCAACTCGGCTATCTGATGGCCGACGTTAGTATCGGCGTATCCGACCGGTACGACGGCAACATCACAATTGAGCTGCGGGTGCGGATCGACGGCCGGGTGTTTGTGGCGCGGGAGCTGCTGGACGAGCAGAAGTGGCTGCTGCAGGGCGACATAGAGCCGTATCTGGAGTGGTTTATCAAACGCAGTCTGGGCGGCATTGCATCGACGCCCGACGCGCTCATCGATTTCCGCCGCAAGCTGTGGATCGTCCACCCGGACGACCAGCACGACTTTCGACGTTGTGCAGAGTCTGCAGACGTCGACGTCTGGCCCAGCTGCTTCGATGGTGTGATGCTGTCCAACACCACCCCCGCCGGAGGGAGCAGCAAGCCCATCGCCATCTGTCCGTGCCGCTGCCATCCGAGGTACGGCGGAAGTCGTAGCCTTCCGATGTTCGACGAGGACTCTGTTCAGTGAAGTACCACTACGTGATCACTCTGCAGTGTGTGCGGGGGTGGCGTGGACGCCATTACGTCTATACGGCGGCTGGATCGGTAGACGTCTTGCCCGATCTGGACGAGACGCGGCTGTACGATCAGATCCTGACCCGGACGTGCAGGCACTTCGGCCTGAACAAGGCGTCCGCCTCGACCCTGTTCTACCGGCTGGTGCCAGAGCCGGGGCCGGAAACCACCTCGCCCTGTACTGAGACGTGCTGTGTTGCCTCGACCGAACCGTCCGCGTAGACTGGTGATATGACCACACTCGGCAGCGCTGACGCGGTCGGCGGCAGCGACGCCAACGCCACCCGCCGAGATCGCATGTCCAAGGGCTGGCCGATGGACGTCGGCAACAGTGGTCCGCCCGCCGCCCCGGCGGGTATCAACGCCAGGTCTACCGGCAACCCGACCACGGTTCGCACGCCGTCCACGCTGGAGTACCAGACCTACGAGACGGTACCGGGCCAGCAGCAGCACGTGGTGCACAACGGAATCCCGGTTGGGTATGTCCAGAAGTACAACGACCCGGGTCACGGCCCACTGTGGTCCGCCGTGCTGGCGGACCACGTGCACGCCCGCAATCCGGACCGTGCTCAGACCCAGCGCGGATTCACACACTCGGCCGACGCCGCCCACCACGTCATGGACGCGCACCGCGACGTCGCCCAGATCGAGAACGTGGGCATCTGGCGACCCGGTCCGATCGGTGCCGGGCCCAACCTGCCGGGACATTGACCCGTGGACAATACTGTGATAAGCTGTTGCCGTGGCTAACAACTGGGCAGACTGGGACAAGCTGCGGGCACAGCACGCCAGCCTGGGCGGCCGGATGGCCTCCAAGGACGGGCTGGCCATGTTGGAGAAGAGGGGCGTCGCCCTTCGGCCAGCGGGGAAGTACGGCGGGGTCGACCACACCTTGGTCAGTCACAACGGCCGCCATATAGGGCGTGTGACCCATCAGGGCGACGGCAGATTCGGGGCATACGCCGCCGACGTCAACAAGATTGACGAGTTCGGTCCGATGAAGTCTTCCCACCCGCTGGGCACCGACCACCCGACCCACGACGCGGCGGTGACCGCGATCTTGCGTGAGCACGGGATCTCAGTGCCCGCCCCCACCACGGCCGAGCGGCTTGGGTCCAGTGTGGTGTCGGGTCCGCGCACCAGCACTGTGGTCAGCCGGGCGTACGGGGGAAAGAAGGCGGCACCGGCCGCCGGTATGTCCACGGCCAGCCGCGCGGCGGACAGCATCGCCACCCGCATCCGCATGAACTCGGCCCGCACCGACCCGACGACCGGCGAGAAGATCACCGCCTCCACCCGGTCGGCCGACAAGGTCGCCAAGACGGTGGACCGCCCGATGACCGCCGCGCGTCTGAAGAAGATGTACGGCGGCATGTTCAAGATCCACCGGAAGAAGGCCGCCGGGACGTCCCCCACGATCGACCGCCACACCCGGGCGTTGATTGCCTCGCCCGACTATCACCACGAGCTGGTACGGGACAGCATGCTGCAGTCCCCCAGCGGCGGCATCCACGTCGGCGACAAGCGGGCGATCGACATGCAGGGCACCACGATGAAGACCCTGCACGATCAGGGTGTCACCGTCCTGAAGGACCGGCCCAACCACGAGATCGGCGGGGTGTACAGCAGCGGCGTCCGACAACTGCTGGTGCCGGACGACACCCACAGCGGATCGGTGTCGACGGCCAGCCACGAGTTTGGGCACGCTCTGGACCAGGCCTACGGCGAGCGGTTGTCGGGGAAGCCGATGTTCGCCAGCCAGCTTCCGCACTTCCAGCAGGTGTACCAGGAGGTGACCCACATGCACGACAACAGCAAGACGGTGCTGAACCCCTACTACACCGACAAGTCGACCAGTGTCGGAACCAAGGAGATGTGGGCCGAGGGATATGCTGCGTGGTTGCACGGCAGGCAGACGTACGGGACGCCGGACGAGCAGGCGCTGCTGATCGGCCACGAGCTGGGGGCGGCCCCGTCCGAGAAGTTGCGGGTAGGACGTCTTTTGCAGAACTACTTCGACATCCAGGACGAGAAGATGCGGGAGCTGACACGATGAGGGCCGAACGACTGCCGGACGGCCGGATCCAGATCCCGACCTCCGAGGAGACTGCGGACGGCGACCTGATCCATGGCACCCAGGTCGTCGACGCCACCGACCCCCGCTACAAGAGCTACGACGCCTGGCTGCGACAGGAGGAGGACTCCGATGGCTGACGGCAGGAAATCCGGTGGTGAACACGAGTCTCCAGGTCCTGCCCACTCCAAAGCGCAATGGCGCTGGATGTACGCGACAAAAAAGCCCTGGGCGCACGCTTGGGCCGAGCAGGTTGTGGCCGAGCGTGGGCCGAAGACTGGGTATCGGTCGCTGCCGGAGAAGAAGACGGCCAGCGCCCGGAGAGGAAAGTAACGTGAACACCCTGCCGCCTGTGGGGTCGATCGGGCTAGTGTCGGTCCGAGGTTTCACCGGATGGCTGATCCGGCTAGGTCAGTGGGTCGACGGTGACGGCACCCGGAACTATGAGCACGCCTTCGTGCTCGTCGCAGGCGACGAGCCGGAATCTGCCCGGGTGGTCGAGGCGGAGCCGGGGGGTGTGGTCGAGGTGCCGCTGTCGAGGTACCGGGGCCGGAAGGTGCTGTGGCTGCGGTGCCCCCGGGAGTACTCGGATCCGGTCGCGACGGCGGCTCTGGCCTACATCGGGTTCGAGTACTCGATCGAGGACTACTTTGCGATCGCGGCACAGCGGATGGACATCACGCCGATCGCCGCCGCCCTGCGGCAGTCGGTCGACCATCGCGGCCACGTGATGTGCTCGCAGATGGCCTACGCCGCTGCCGTCCGGGGCGGGTGGCTGCGCTGCAGGCTGTGGCCCGGCTACGTGACCCCCGCCCGGCTGGCGGAGCTGGCCCCGGCCGACGCCCGCCCGCGTCTGATCGAGTAGCGCGCCGGTGTCGTTCCCGACCTCGGTGATCCGCCCCTCGGAGCGTCTGGGGTATCTGCAGGACGAGACCAGCGAGACGTTCGACCCAGACACCTATCTGCGGTCCCGGGATCTGCGGCATCGGGACCGGAGCCTGCTGGCCACCAGCACCGAGTACCGCCGGATCGCCACTCAGCTCGACCCGATGCTGTTCGCTCTGGTATACCTGCGGCACCACCTGCGCGGTCCGGCCACCCGGGGCGCGATCACGTTCTGCGACGCCCATCTGGATTGGTGTCGGGAGGCGCTGGGGTGGGTGGTGCCCGCTCGGGGACCCCGGGAGAACCGGGACGTCTACGTGGCCCCCCGGGAGCTGGGGAAGTCCACCTGGTTCTTCCTGGTCCTTCCGCTGTGGGCGGCGGCCCACGGCCACCGCAAGTTCATCGCCGCCTTCGCCGACGCGGGCACCCAGGCCGAGATGCACCTGCAGACCTTCAAGAACGAGCTGGAGAACAACACCCTCCTCCAGCGCGACTATTCCGACCTGTGCGAGCCCGCCACCCGATATCGGGGTGCCACCCAGTCGGACACCAAAGGCCTGACCATCCGCAGGAGCGGATTCGTGTTCGGTGCCCGAGGTGCCGACTCCAAGACCCTGGGCATGAAGGTCGGCGAGCGCCGACCCGACATGCTGATCCTGGACGACATCGAGCCGGGCGAGGACCAGTACAGCGAGTACCAGGTGGCCGGTCGTCTCACCACCATCACCGACGTCATCTTCCCTCTGTCCGAGTACGCCCAGGTCGTGATCGCGGGCACTGTCACACTTCCCGGCTCGATCATCCACCAGCTGGTGAAGTCGGTGACCGAGCCGGACGACGACGTCCCGGACTGGATCGCCGAGCAGAACATGCGGGTGCACTACTACCCGCCGATCCTGATGAACGACGACGGGTCGGAGCGCTCGATCTGGCCCGCCAAGTGGCCGATCGAGTACCTGCAGGCGATCCGGCACACCAGGTCGTTCCTGAAGAACTTCGCCAACAGCCCTCTGGGCATGGATGGCGACTACTGGACCAAGGACGACTTCGTCTACGCCAGCGTCGAGGGCAAGACCCGGGTGATGCTGTCGATCGACCCGGCCGACAAGACCAAGAAGACCAGCGACTGGACCGGCCTGGCCGTGGTCGGCTGGGCACCACCCCTCCACCGCACCGACCCGCGATCCATGCCGATCGACGCCACCGACATCCGGGCGGCTGTCACCGGCGGACTGGGCACCTGCGAGGTGATGTACGCCCGAGCGGTCAAGTTGGTCGGCGAGAACCTGCGTCGCGAGGTGCTGCGCGTCCTGGAGATGTTCCCCGAGATCGGTCTGGTACTGGTCGAGGTGAACAAGGGCGGCGAGCACTGGCTGGACATCCTGCACCATCTGCCCTGCAAGATCCAGATGATCGACCAGTCGATCGACAAGCGGGTGCGCGCCTCCCAGGCGCTGGCCCACTACCAGCGCCGCCGCGTGGTTCACACAGCCCGACTGGGTGCTTGCGAGGAGCAGATGGTCAGCTTCCCTCGTGGTCCGAACGACGACATCGTGGACGCCGTTGGGTCGGCCGTGACCCGGCTGCTGGCCCGCCCTAAGAAGGTCGGCATCCAGGCCCAGAACATCGGCAGCTACGCCTGAGCCCCCGTCTGTCGACGGGGGCTCGTGGGTGGGGGTGGTGTCAGCTGTCGGACAGGTCGATCAGGATCTTGAACCTGACGTTGTCCACGATCACGATCTCGTGCAGGTACCGGTCGTTGCAGACCAGCTCCGCCAAGTGGTCGACGTCCAGCGGGATCAGCCAGGCCGGGACGTCCGACTCGCCGTTCAGCTCGTCCTGCAGCAGCTCGTCCCAGTCGGCCGAGGCCGCCGCGTCGTTGTCCAGTCCCAGCCACTGCATCAGCAGCTCCGCCACCAGCGCGGGGTCGGCCACCGGTGCCCAGGTGCGGGTTCCGGGGGCGGTCTCGCGCTCGATCTCTGCGTTCCATCCGGTCGACAGCTCGCGTCCTGCGATCTTGGTGCTCATCTTGACCTCCGAATGCCGGGCGGCGGTTCCGCCCTCCAACACCATTCAACTACAGATTTGTCCCCGTGTCAATATTGCCGACACGGGGACAGGACCGGTCAGACCAGGGATCGGGCCAGTATGTCGGCGATCTGCTCCAGGTCGGCCGCCACCGACTCCGACCGGCCGCGGGTCCGGCTGGCCTCCGCCAGCAGCATACCCATCGCCAGCGCGGTCTGGTACTTGGTCAGGCGGACACCGGACCGGACGGGCTGGGCCACTGGTCCGTCGGGGTCAACCAGCTGCAGAGACCGGCCCAGTACGGTGGCCCAGTCCCGGACCGTGTCGATCTGCGGCGGGCAGGCACCGTTCTCGTAGGCGCTCATCACCGAGTGACCGATCTGGATGGCGTCGGCGATATCCTTCTGCTTGGTGCCGGACTCGATCCGGATCCGGCGCAGCTCGACCACTATCGGATCGACGTTTTTTGCACTAGGGTCGGCCACCGGACTACTGCCCCTTCTTGGGGCAGCCGGTGCTCTGATGGAGCCGGACCGCGTTGTCCCGGTCGCGCTCGCTGGCGTACTGTCCACCCGTCCACCCGCACTTCGGGCAATGGGCCGTGTAGCTTGCCATCTCTACCTCTCTGCCTGCCAGTCGGCCGCCTGCGCGGCCAGCCGGGCGAACTCCCGTGCGGATGCCGGATCCAGGCGGTCCGGCCGGAACTGGTACAGCCCCTGGATCCATCCGGAGACCGACGACTTGTGCACTCCGATCCGGTCGGCCAGGATGCGAAGGGTGGGCGGGCCGGTGTTGGGCTTGAACGTGCCGTCCGGTGGCGTGGTCACGGAGATCCACTCCCGGATGTTCTGCAGGCACTCCAGCGGGGTACCCAGCAGCCGCAGGGTCACCGGGCTGGCCGTTTTCGCACCCCGGCCGGTCGTGATCACCACGGGCAGCTCCGGCGGCATGTCGCAGTCGTACGGGCCGGTGACCACCAGCCACTCGCCACCCGACCCGCCGTAGAAGCTGGTCCACGTGTTCGTCGCCCACGTCAGTGCTTGTGCGAACGGCGGGTGCGCCGCGAGTATCCGATCAGGGCCCACCCGACGCTCAGCATGACGCCCGCCCCGATCGCCCACGGCACCACCGACGCCCCGGTGTGCGCCAGCTGCGGCACGGTCGGTGCGGGCGTGGTCGATGCCGCAGCGGTGGTTCCGGTCGGAGTGCCGACAGTCGGCGGCAGTGTCGTCGTGGTCTGGGCGGGGGTGGTGTGGGTGGTCGGCGGCACCGTGGTCGCCGGGTCGGTGGCGGTCGTGGTCGCGCAGTCCGGGCTGATCACCACCAGGTCCGGATGCGGGGCCGACGTCGAGCACGGGGGGATGGTGACTGTGGGCGTTGTGGTCGCCTCAGTCGAGGTGGCGCACTGCGGGTCGGTGGGGTGCGGGGTGACCAGCTTCGCGCCGACCTTGGGCACGTGCTGGCAGTCGACCGTGGGCGAGGTCGGCGGAACGTCGACCGAGTGGGCGGCCTGGGCCGGACCGAACACGATCGCTACGGCCAGGGCTGCGCCGGTCAGCCAGGCGCGCAGCCGGGCAGTCTTCCTTCTTCTGTGCACGGGGTCTCCTGCTGTCTCGATGGGCGGGGGTGGTGCCAGGCCATCTCACCACCCCCGTTGCTCTACCGTCAAGTACGACCGCGTAGCTGCCGACATGGCTCCGATGGTTCAATTGACCTATGGCCGCAGACACCAGACCGGACGCCCTGACAGCAACCATGGCTGTCAATCCGGACTTGATGGAGGGTCTGCAGGTGCTGGCCAACTCGCTACCGGACTACCACCGGGCCGAGATGTACTACGAGGCGACCAACCCCGAGTTCTTTGCCTCGATCCGCCTGCGCCGCGCGCTGGAGCGGACCGGCATCACCTTCCGGTTCAACATGGCCAAGACCCCGGTCGACGTGATGGCCGACCGCCTGGAGATCAACGCGGTCGAGGTGCGGGAGGACGACGAGGCAGACCAGATCCTGAACCGGATCTGGCAGTACAACATGATGGAGCTGGAATCGACCAACATCCACCGGCGGGCAGGCGAGTTCGGTGACGCCTACCTGATGGTCTGGCCGACCACGGTCGATGTGGACGACGAGTCCGGCCTGACCGAGGCCGAAGACGAGGCCGAGGACACCCTCGACTATCAGTCCGTCGACATGTTCTACAACAGCCCGAAGACCACGCGCCTGATCTACGACATCGAGAACCCGTTGCGCAAGCGGTTCGCGATCAAGAAGTGGACCCTGCCCGCGCAGCTCGGCATCAAGGCCAAGCCACCGACCCGGGTCAACCTGTACTACCCGGACCGGATTGAGAAGTACGTCACCACGCCCAACTCCAAGGGCAACAACCGGCGGGACTGGATCGAGTTCCGGGACGACGACGACACCGAGTGGCCGACCCCCAACCCGTTCGGCGAGATCCCGGTCTTCCACTTCCGCACCGGAACACCGTACGGCGACCCCGAGCACCGCGCGGCCTACGGCCCGCAGGACGCCATCAACAAGCTGATCATCACGCACGCCGCGACGATCGACTACTACGGATTCCCGCAGCGGTACCTGCTATCGGACAGCCAGCACGGGTCGGACGAGCTGGCCGACTTCGACACCAGCGACGACATCAACCGGTTCGAGGATACCGGCCACGACAGCACGCTGCGGGCCGGACCCGGCGAGGTCTGGTGGCTCAACGGTGTACGCCAGGCCGGACAGTTCAACCCGCCGGACCCGCAGGTGTTTCTCGCCCCGCTGGACGTCTACATCCGGATGATGGCCCAGGTCACCTCGACGCCGCTGCACTACTTC